TGGCTGCGGAAACCATGAAGGAACACGAAGAAATTCGTAAAGCCGAAATGGAACACCGCTACTTCAAAGCCCTGAAACTGGCTGGTTGCTACGCTTTCGTGGATCAATCCACTGAAATCGACATGAACCACCTTCTGCAAGCAATCCTGTTGGTTGAAGAGTCCGGCGAGTCGTTCACCAAGATCCTGACACGGGAGAAACCCTATGTCCGTCTGGCGAACTACATCTGCGACATGGAAACCGAACTGACTCAAGCAGATCTGCTGGATGCTTTGGCCTTCTACCCGAAAGCCATTGGTCCACGGAACGACATGATGACCTTGGCAACATCCCATGGTTACACACGTCACCTGCTGATCAAGAAGAAGTTCGTAGACGGCATCGAGTTCTTCCGGGGCGAGAAGCTCAAGAAGACTGATCTCGACAAGTTGATCCTGTCGTACAGCACCCACTGGGCTTACGAGTACGGTACTGAGCCAGACGGCGTACCGTTCAGTGAGCTGGAAACCCTGTGCAAGGCAGACGGTATTCACTGGACCAACCATGCTTTCAAAGGTGGTCACCGGGCAGCTGAGAACCTGATCCAAGGATTCAACATGATCGTGATCGACGTGGACTCCGGTACACCGTTACATATCGCTCATGCCCTGCTGGCTGAATACAAGTTCGCCACGTACACGACCAAACGTCACCAGACGGAAGGTCACGGGGACCGTTACCGCATCATCATCCCAATGAACTACACGTTGACCCTCGACCGTGAGGACTACAAGCAGTTCATGAACAACGTTCTGGCATGGCTGCCTTTCCCGGCTCCGACCGATGAAGGTGCAAACCAACCTGAGCGTAAGTGGGAGTCGTGTGCAACCGGTCAGTTCTACCTGAACGACGTTGCAAAAGAAGGTGGTGCTGAGCCAGAAGTGCTGGATGTCCTTAAGTTCATCCCACGTACCTCGGTCAACGACAAGCACATTGACAGTCAGAAAGAGCTGGCCAGCCTCGATAACCTTGAGCGTTGGTTCGCACAGAAGATTGCCATGGGCAACCGCAACAACCAGATGATCAAGTTCGCCTTGGCTCTGGTGGACGGTGGTCTGGGCCTGCTGGATGTAGAACGTGCTGTTAAAGCGTTCAACGGAAAGCTGTCTGATCCAATGGACGAGGGTGAGCTGGATAGTACTATTTTGGTTACAGTAGCCAAGAAGTTCACGGCGAAGTAACCCGCAACAGCCTGACAATCTTTCATGGTTGTCAGGCACTCAGGAGTAAACACCGTGAGCGAGATTCAAAAGCAGAACAAGAACGTTGTTCTGATCATGGGGAAACCCAACACCGGCAAGTCCGCATCACTGCGTAACTTGCCACAAGAGTCGATGGTGTACCTGAACGCCGACTTGAAGGAGATCCCTTTCCGGGATCGATTTCTGATGAACGCTGAGATTTCTGATGCAAACGATGCCGTTGGTTTCATTCAGCAGATCGAAGCAGAAGAGTCAGCAACTGGTGCAATCCTCGACACCATGACGTTTCTGATGCAGATGTATGAGCGTCAGTACGTGGCCCCATTTGCAGGCACCAAAACCGGTCAATCCGCTTGGGGTGCTTATGGTGACTTCTACCGTAACCTGATCCATACGATCAAGTCCGGCACGAAGAACTATGCCATCTTGGCTCATGAAGACGAGAGTCTGAACGAACAAGCCATGCAGATGGAATGTCGTGTGCCCATCAAGGGTGCCGTAGGTAAGGTTGGCGTAGAAGCCGACTTCACCACAATCTTGCGATCCATGCAGGTGCCGATTACTCGGCTCAAGGATTACGAGAACGATCTGCTCACCATCACTGATGAAGAGCGGGAGGACGGTGTTAAGTACGTCTTCCAAACCCGTATCACCAAAGAGACTGCCGGTAGCAAAATGCGATCCGCAATGGGTCTCTGGAATCGCAATGAGTTGTTTATCGACAACGATGTCAACCTTGTGTTCCGCCGTCTCAACGAGTTCTACAACTCGTAACCGCGTGAAATATCGCCGGGAGAATGGTCTCTCGGTGACATGCCCCAATTATTGAAAGAGGATTTACCATGAGCAACCCTTTTGCCAACCTGAAAACCCAAGGTCTGGAACAATCTGAAGACCGTCTGGGCGGTGGCTTCCAAGCTCGTGATTCGGGTGCCTATGACATGAAAGTCAAGGTCGCCTACGCTGGCACGTCTGACGGAGGTGCACACAGTGTCACCATCCACTTGGTGGATTCCAAGGGTGAATACCGTGAGACGATCTACATCACCAACAAGAACGGCGAAAACTTCTTCCTGAACAAGGACGACAAGACCAAGAAGGTCCCACTGCCGGGCTTCACCGTGATCAACGATATCTGCATGATGACCACCGAGCAACCGCTGTGTGATCAGGTCTGGGAAGAAAAGACCGTCAACCTGTGGGACAACGACCTGAAGAAAGAAGTGCCAAAAGCCGTAATGGTCTGCACCTCGATTCTGGACAAGGAAGTGACCGTCGGTCTGCTGCAAACCCTGAAGAACAAAGGCGTCAAGCAGCCTGATGGCAGCTACGCCGATGGGCCGGAAGAACGTACCGAAGTGAACATCTCCAAGGTGTTCCACACCGAAACCAAGTACACCATGGCTGAAGCCATTGCCGGTGCACAGACCGCTGACTTCTACCAGAAGTGGGTGGACAAGAACACTGGTGCTGTAATCGACAAACGTAGCGTGAAGAACGGTGCTGCTGGTAAACCGGCTGGTGGCCCACCTCAAGCGGGTGGTGCCCCGGCTGCTGGCGGTGGTGCAACTGCACCGGGCAAGTCGTTGTTCGGTAAAGGCAAGTAAGTGATCATCCCGGTCTCGGGCATGGACCCGAGCTTTACCCACTGGGGTACGGCAGAAGGTCAGCTTTGTCTGGAAACCGGGGTACTCACCAACGTGACAGTTGACATGCAGGTCACCGCTAAAGGCAAGGACAAACAAGTTCGAACCAATAGTGATGACCTCCGTCGCTGTGAAGATCTATCCCGGCATGCCTTTGCAGTTGCAGAGCGTGTACGGGTGATCTTTGCAGAGTGTCCAGTTGGTTCGCAGTCAGCCAGTGCAATGAAGTCCGTGGGTACATCCCATGGCATTGTTGGTGCATTGCGAGCCAAGGATCACATTGTCATCGAGGTTCAGGCCAAGGCAGTGAAGAAAGCTTTGACCGGTAACCCGAATGCCACCAAGGCCGACATGATCGCTGCTGCCATGAAACTCTACCCAGATGCTGGGTGGAAGTATCATCGAGGCAAGCCGACCAACGACAGTGAGCACAAGGCAGATGCCATTGGTGCCATCCATGCTGGAGTACTCACACCTGAGTTCCAGCAACTCATGACCCTTTTGAACAAGGTGCAATAAACATGCAAATCCTTTTGACCCATGGTGAAGTTGGCGAAGCTGTCAAGAACCTGATTGCTGAACGTGTTTCGTTGGCTGAAGGCGAAACCATTCAGGTTTACCTGACTGATGACGGTGCCACGGTATCCATCCTGCCTGAAGGCGATCAGCCTGAAGCTGAAGAAACCAGTACACAGCCTGCTGGTGAGCGACCTGCTAAACGGCAACGTCGTAGCAAAGCTCAGATCGAAGCTGATAACAAGGCTGAAGCTGAGCGTCTGGCAGCTGCACAAGAATCCGCAGCATCGGGAAACGATGTGGCGTCTACCGTGAAGCCAGATGCGGAAACTCCGGTTGTAGAACCAGAGGCTGCTGGCGAAACCACCCAAGAGCAATCGGCCCCTGGTACTGAGGCCCGAGTAACTGAGCTGAAAGAAGAAATTGCTCAGGATCTGGCTGAAGACGAAACTCCGGTGGATCCCAATCCAGTCGTGGGCACCTCCGTGGCTGTAGATGCACCGGAAGTTGTGACTGAAGCAGCAGCAGTTAAACCGACAGGCACCAGCCTGTTCCAGAACCTGCGCCGCCCAGTCAATACCTAACCCGTGCTGGTCCGGGCACTGTTTATAGTGCTCGGCCTTGTGGCACTGGTGGCAACTATTGCTAGTGCCATACACGCCGCAGCACTGCCAATAGCAATTGGCATCGTGGTGATCGGAGTACTGGCTATTGCTTGGTACTTTGATTTTCCAGCGGACACAAAAAAGCCCCCTTAAATGGGGGCTTTTTTATTTGGGTGTGTTAGTCACACGGAGGGGAGATGGGATCTCGATTGCAAGTAGCCCTCGTAAGGTGAACATGACGGTATAGGCAGTAGGATGCTGGAAAAGACCCGAGGCCCAAAGGAATCCCCCGATTAGCTTGACTCGCTAAACCCAAAAGCCCCTCATTGCGAGGGGCTTTTTTATTTGGTGGATGATGATGGAGTCGAACCACTAGCCAGAGGCGAGGCGTTTACAGCGCCCTGATACTTACCAAGTATCTCTACATCATCCGTATTGGCTCCGGGAGGTGGGTTCGAACCACCGACCAATTGATTAACAGTCAACTGCTCTACCGACTGAGCTATCCCGAAAGAATTTGGTCTCTCCACCTAGAGTCGAACTAGGGCCACATCGTCCCAAACGATGCATGCTGCCGTAACACTTTAGAGAGAAGTGGCAGAGGAAGAAGGATTCGAACCTTCGCGTGTGGGAGTCAAAGTCCCATGCCTTAACCAACTTGGCGATTCCTCTACATGTTGTCAGACATTTCCCCTCTGTAAGCGGTGGTGTGTGACAACGGAGCCAAGATTAGACATATCCTTGGCTCCTGTCAACATCGGTTACTGCGTCATGTTGTACCAAGGGTTAAGGCTGGCTGCGTTAAAGCCTTGGCCCGGACCAATGGAACGCCAGATGCTACCGTCCATGAGCTTAGTAATCAGGTTGTCCTCAGTTGGCAGACCTACGTTACCGAACAGAGTCGGTTGTGGAGTCAGGGTAGCCAACAGAGTGTGGACCGGATTATTCCGGATCATCGACATAGCAACCTTAGCGGAACGGATCTTGAAGTTGTAGAACCACAGCAGACCCATGTTTTCCATGGATCCACGGAACCGGCCAGACAG